TTACTCAACACACGAATTGTCTGTGTGAGATATCGTCTAATTTGACCATCATAAAAATGTTGCATTATACATCTGCCTCTAAAGTTGGCCTGCCATTGCCGGGCCGCAGAGCCTTGCTGAGACTTTGTCTTACCGCTTCTCTATTACGACATAAACTAACCCGCCATATGCCGCCTGTTTGTATTTTCTGTTGGACATCGTTTATTATTGGTAGCGTGATTCTTACTCTTGCTACCGCACCGTCTGCATAGCTACTAATAATAGGCAATGCATCGTAACCAAATTGCAGAATTGATTGTTTGAACTCAACATATAATTCTACAAAGTTGATATTTGCTGGAATATATTCTATAGCAGTGTCTATAACAAATTGATCTACAGCCAACACAATCTGATCTGAAATAATAATATCGTTATAGATATAATCAGGATTGTTGATAAACCCAGTTTTTTGCGTGTTTCTAGTATCGTTATTAGTCATTGTCATACGGATAGCATCTTCAACTTTAATCCATCTACCTGTATCAAATCTAAATAATCTATTGGGTAAAAAATCTGTTCTTAAAAAATAATCATCCTGTCCGGCACTTGGCGGAAATTGTATTCCGTGACCAAACATAGATGGATCACTGACATTTGCAGGAAATCCGTCACCAACCAAGTAGCCTGTATAGCCAGTACGGAGAGGCTTATTTACGGTAGCACTGGCATTATACGAAGTACTGGTTGCATCTAGTTCAGTTTCGTCCACAGTTTGTAATAACGGTTTTCCAGTAAGCGGATCAACAGCCATTGTGTAGAATTGTCGAGTTTCGTAGCCACTCTTAGGAGCATCTGTTTCGGCTTGCTGTAAAATTGCATCGTTAATTGCTAGTTCTTTGTTATGAACACTTAGTAAATCTCTTAGAGAAGTTGTAGTATTTCCGTTACCGTCAACCATAGGATTACCATCAGCGTCTGTAGCCGGCTTGTCTAGTATATCAGCAAATTGTTGGGAATCTAAGATGCGTTTGCACTTTAATCTATATAAGTGAGGATACCACGTAACACTGTATCCACCGCTTTCTAAAGTCACATCTTCGATGACATAGTATCTTGGCATACCCACACTAAGATCGTTCAATGCAAAATAATCTTTCAAGTGAGGTAATTCAAACACATCGCCTGACAAGGGTTTTCTGCCTATTGTCTTGATAATATCGTTGATGTGAACACTGATATTAATTGTGTCATTGTCTATAAACAGACCAAATTGACTTAAATTCCAGTCAGTTTGTTGCACTGCATAGATAGTACGCATCCTGTAAATTTCAGATTCGTATTTGCGATCTCTGTTTTCGAGGAATAACAAATCCTGGATGTTAGTTTCTTTAACAGCATTGTATATTGGCTGATCAGCAGTGCCTTCGCTGGCAATTTTAGGGCCGAGATACTTGTGTAAGTAAATGTCGGTTCCGCCCGCTTGAAACATTTCAGAAATTTGCCGGTCTAGAAACTTATAATCTTGTCCGGGATTTGGCTTATATAGAGATAGTCTTGGCATATGATATTTATCGCCGCATAAATATGAGTGGAGAACAAAATATGGATGCCTTACCTACTACTAACGAATCAACGTCTCTTATAGAACGTAATAAAGTGTTTGACTACGTGCGAGACATGCTGGGCGATGGCATGGTTGACGTAGAGTTAGACCCTAAACACTTAGAAACTGCCCTGGATCGTGCGATAAATCGTTTCCGTCAACGTAGCAGTAATAGTGTGGAAGAAAGCTACATGTTTCTAGAACTAGTACAAGATCAAAACGAATATAGATTACCCGACGAAGTAATTGAAGTTCAAAGCATTTTTAGACGAGCAATCGGTTCGCGTAGCGGACTTGGATCAGGCGGAACACTATTTGAACCTTTCAACTTGGCCTACACAAACAGTTATTTGTTAACTGGATCGTCTATGGGTGGCTTGGCAACATATGAAATGTTTGCGGGTTATCAGAAACTAGTGGGCAAAATGTTCGGATCATTTATTGAATTTAAGTGGAAACCCACTAGTCACATACTAACAATTCTACAACGTCCGTTTGCTCAGGGTGAGCAAATTCTTATTAGGACAAATAACTATCGTCCTGATTTTGTCTTGTTACAAGACATGTATGCCAAGCAATGGTTACGTGATTATACTCTGGCTGTTTGCAAAACAATACTAGGCGAAGCTCGTAGCAAGTTCGGAAGCATTGCAGGCCCAGGCAGTCCAATAACTCTTAACGGTACAGCACTACTAGCCGCCGGCAAAGAAGAACTAGTTGCCTTAGACAAAGAATTGGTGGAATTAGTGCCGGGCGGCACACCGTTTACCTTTGTTATTGGCTAAAAACTCTTGACCTTGTAATAAAACTGTTATATACTAGCGTTATCTAAGGAGACGCTATGATTATAGGTGTATGCGGTTTTATTGGTTCTGGCAAAGATACTATTGCCGACTATCTTACTAACTTTCACGGATTTCGACGAGAAAGTTTCGCCAACAGTTTAAAAGATGCAGTGGCACAAGTGTTTGGCTGGGATAGAACCATGCTAGAAGGCCGCACAAAACAAGCCCGTGAATGGCGAGAACAAGTAGATCCTTGGTGGGCAGAACGCTTAAACATGCCTAATCTTACACCACGCTGGGTGTTACAATACTGGGGCACTGAAGTTTGTCGAAAGGCATTTCACGATGATATTTGGATTGCCAGCTTGGAAAATAAACTGCGCAATAGTACTGACGACATTGTTATCTCAGACTGCCGCTTTCCTAACGAAATCAAGTCAATTAAAAACGCCGGCGGAATAGTTGTTCGTGTGGTTCGAGGTGCTGAGCCTGAGTGGTACAATGACGCGGCAGACATGAACGCCGGTGATCGTTGCATGAATTATGCCATAGCAAAAGAACGTATAAAGAAGCTGGGTATTCACGCTAGCGAAACAGCCTGGGTAGGAACTCGCTTTGATCATACCATAACTAATGATAGCACAATTGATGATTTAATGACAAAGATTAAAGATCTGGTACCAGATCGCCCTGTCTCCAGCGCACACCTTCTTTATGAAGAATCCGTTGGCAATTAGAGCATACCGTTTTTAAATTTGCAGGACGGCAGTTGTTTAAATCGCCGTCCACATGAAATACTCCAAACACCTCCTTGTGTGGGCTTTTAAATCCGCACTTGTCGCAGGTGTTTTTCATTTTGTAGCCAGTGCGATACCATCTAGGCACTCCGGCAAACAGACCACCCTTCAAACAAGATTCGCACAAACTTCTATAGTAAGTCTTACCATTTTTACGGTAATTTACTGCCGCTGGCCGGTGTCCACAGGTACATAAAGGTCTCATACACATATTTACACCTTTTCAATCCCTTTTTATGGGGCTATAATAACTCCAAAAAGCCAAAATACTATAAATACAATTAGGAATAGTATTCATGGAGATTAACAAATGGCTCAATTAAGTTCACCAGGCGTAAGTGTTAGCGTAATAGACGAAAGTTTCTACACACCGGCTGCACCTGGCACAGTCCCACTCATCGTTATTGCTACCGCTGAAAATAAATTAAACAGCGCGGCAACAGGCACAGCACCAGGCACACTAGCTGCCAATGCTGGCCAAGTATACCTAATGACTAGCCAGAAAGATCTCGGCGATACATTTGGTACACCAATATTTAAAACTGACGCAAACAACAATCCTATCCATGCTGGTGAACAGAATGAATATGGACTACAAGCTGCCTACAGTTTGCTAGGTGTTAGCAACCGCGCTTATGTTGTTCGTGCAGATTGCGACCTAGCACAGTTAGACCCAACAGCTACAGCACCTAATGGTGATCCAGCTGACGGCACATACTGGTTTGACGTTTCCAGCACAACATTTGGTATTTTTGAATGGAATTCTACTACAAAGAAGTTCACTAACAAAGTACCAACAGTAATATTTGAAGCAACTAAAGTTGTAAATTACAGTGGACAAGACTTTACACCTAAAGGATCTATTGGAGCTGTTGGTGATTACGCAGTTGTTTGTTTAGCAGCCGCATTGGCAGCTAACGGCCCAGCACAACCAGATGCAGTTGTTTGGTACAAATCTGCAACCGCCGATGGCTGGCTTGTAGTTGGCAGCGCAGACTGGCTAGCATTAAGTGCAAATCGCACAATAGCAATCAGCTCGCACACACAAGTTCCCCAGTGGAAATCATCAAGTGTTTCTACAGGTAGCGTGTGGATTAAAACAACCACTCCTAACGTGGGTGCTAATTACTTTGTTAAAAAGTACAGTTCTGCGGCAGGTTCTTGGACATATCAATATTCACCAATGCAAGCTGGAGGTGCCGCTGCATTAAATTCGCTAGATCCAGTTGGAGGTGGCTTAAATTTAGCTACCGGAGCAACATATGTAAAATATAATTCAGCTGGTGCATCACCGCAAGAAGCATCATTTAAGATTTTTGCACGTAATGCAAGTGGTGTAACAAAGTTAACACAAACCTCAGCTTCTTATACATCGGGTGCTAAAACTTTTAAAATTGCAGAATCTCAAGCAGGTGAATCAGCTCTTGGCAGTTATATAACAGTTGGGCCTGACCAAGTTTGGGCACCTGCTGAATATAAAATTGTAACTGTGCCAGCCCTAGCTGGCGGTGCTGGAAACGCAGCAGCTGATGCTGAAATTGTTGCCACTGCTATCAATGCAGCTACACTGGCTAATATTACTGCTGAAGTTGTTGCTTCAAAAGTTGTAATTACACACAAGCAAGGTGGCGAAATTTCTTTAATAGAAAACGGCGCTGGAACGTTTGTTGCTAATTTCTTTGGAGCTGCAAGCGTAACTGGATCACTATGGACAGCATTGATTGTTGGTGGTACAGATACCGTAGCATTTATCGATAACATGGCTCCAACAAACATTCCAGCTGACGGACGCTTGTGGTATAACACAATCATCGACGAAATTGATATCATGGTACACGACGGTAGTAAGTGGACTGGCTATAAAACAGAGTTCCCGGCAACAGACGCGGCAGGCCCAATTGTTGGCGCAACTAAGCCTATTTTAAACAATGCTGGCCAGGCACTTGCTGAAAACGATTTATGGATTGACACAAGCGACTTGGAAAACTTTCCAAGAATTCACAAGTACCTTGATACTAAATGGGTACTGGTTGACAACAGCGACCAAACATCCGAAGACGGAGTATTGTTCCGCGATGCAAGATGGACCTCAGTGGGAGACGGCGCTGGCGAAGATGCAAGCCCTATCAGCGAATTGCTAGTAAGCGATTATGTTGATGCAGATTGTCCAGATCCTGCATTATACCCACAAGGTATGTTGTTATGGAACCTGCGCCGCAGTGGATTTAATGTTAAGCGTTTCGTGCAAAACTACGTTGACACAACTGGTTTGAACCTTAGATTTGAAACTGGTACAGAGTTAATGACTGACTATTATCCACACCGTTGGGTTAGCGAAGCTGCTAACCAAGAAAATGGTGCAGGAACATTTGGCCATAAGTCTCAGCGTAAAGTTGTTGTTCAGAAATTACAAGCTCTAGTTAACAGCAATCAACAAATCCGTGACGAAGAAAGTCGCATATTCAACTTGATGGCTACTCCAGGTTATCCTGAACTAATTGGTGAAATGATTAGCTTAAACTACGATCGTGGTTTGACAGCATTCATCGTAGGAGATACTCCACCACGTTTAACACCAGATGCTACTACATTAAGCAACTGGGGATTCAACACAGCAGGTGCGTTAGAAGATAACGATGACGGCCTAGTAAGTTTTGACGAATACATGGGTGTGTTCTATCCATGGGGCTACACAAGTGACAACATTGGTAACAACATTGCTGTTCCTCCGAGCCACATGATGCTACGCACAATCGCTCTAAGCGACCAAGTTAGCTATCCGTGGTTTGCTCCAGCTGGAACACGCCGCGGTGGTATTACTAACGCAACAGCAGTTGGTTATATTACTAGCGAAGGCGAATTCCAATCAGTGGCATTGAACACTGGACAGCGTGATACATTACAAAGTGTTAAGGTTAACCCATTAACATTCATTACTGGAACAGGTTTAGTTAACTACGGACAATTAACTCGCGCAAGAAACGCAAGTGCATTGGATCGTATTAACGTGGCACGTTTAGTAATATACTTACGTCGTCAATTTGCACAGTTGGCCAAACCGTATGTGTTTGAACCAAATGACAAGATTACACGAGATGAGATTAAGGGTGCGGCAGAAAGCCTATTGTTAGAGCTAGTAGGTCAACGTGCATTGTATGACTACATTGTAGTTTGTGACAACAGCAATAATACACCTGCAAGAATAGATCGTAACGAACTATACTTAGACGTTGCTATTGAGCCAGTGAAAGCTGTGGAATTTATCTACATTCCATTACGCTTGAAGAACACCGGTGAAATCAAGGCACTAGGTTAAAATTAACGGAGCATAACAAATGGCAATCGCAAGTTTATCTAAATTTACAGTTCCGCTAGCATCTGACCAAAGTGCTAGCTCACAAGGCATGTTGATGCCAAAGCTCAAATACAGATTTCGTATCATGTTTGAAAACTTTGGTGTTAGCACTCCTACAACTGAACTGACCAAACAAGTAAGTGAAGCTGCTCGTCCCAACGTGCAGTTTGATGACCAAACAATCATGGTGTATAATTCGACTATCCACTATGCAGGTCGTCCAAAATGGAATACATTCAGTGTTAAGTTGCGTGACGATGTTACTGGCTCAGTCAGTAAACTAGTTGGCGAACAGATGCAAAAGCAATTCGACTTCTTTGAACAAAGTTCAGCAGCCGCAGGCGGCGACTACAAGTTCTTGATGCGTATTGAAATGTTAGATGGCGGTAACGGCACACATACTCCAGCAGTTTTAGAGACTTGGGAATGTTATGGTTGCTATATTACGCAAACTAACTACAATGCACTTGGCTACGGTGCTCAAGACATTTTAACAATTGACTTGACTATCCAACCAGACAACTGTATTCAAACACTAGGTGGTGCCGCTGCACCAACTGGACGCTTACAAGGTACAGCCGCAACAGGCGCTGGCGCAAGAGTATAATAAAAACCCACTTCGGTGGGTTTTTTAACCTCTGATCATTAAATGCTCAGATTATTATTTCGATAAATATTGTATGGCATTCACTCCTACTCCATTTTTATGTACTGATCCTGTAGTACTCTTACGAGATCAAAGACACGCTTCTCGATTATTCGTTGACGATCAATTTAGACTTGCTCCTAAATTTAAGTTCCTATTTCATGTGGCATTCAGCATTAATCCAGCGGCCTGTAAGAATATTAACCTCACACAGCGTCATAGAAATGAAATTGGTATGTTGGTTAAAAGTATCGACTTACCGGGATTTGAAGTAACAGTAGAGACTGCAAATCAGTATAACAGAAAGAAAAAGATTCAAACTTCGCACAAGGCCAAAGACATAGCAGTTACCTTCCACGACGATAACATGGGTCTAATTAACCAGTTATGGCAAAACTATTACAGTTATTACTATGCAGATCCAAGATCCGCAGGTAATGGTGGCGCATATGCTCGCAATGCTACTAAAAATTTTAGCAGTATAGTTGCACCTTACGGCCTTGACAACGGCAGTAGCTTACCGTTTTTTAATTATATCATGGTGTACCAAATGGCACGTCATGAATATGTCAGT